CTACACCCACAGGGGCGGAAACGGTGGCGGCAGCGTGCACACCATCCCAGCGTGGATCGACGCACTCAAATACGTCACCGAACTGGACACGCTAGCTTCGGCAATGGTCAAACGCTGGCCACCAACATATTGCCAACTCACCGACCACAACGAACACCACACCATCCGCAACCTGAACCAAACCCTAACGCATCACTGGTCACCCAAAGACGACTGCCAGCAAATCCGTTACACCGCACACCAACTGACCAGCTACAGCCACAAAATAGACGACCTATTCGCGCCACGCCCAGCGTACCTACCAGACCCATGCCCCCACTGCGGGCACACCACCACACACAAACTGAACGACGAAGGCGAAGACATACGCACACCCGCGCTAGCAGTCACCGCAGACCGCGGCGCCTGGTGCCAACAATGCCACGACACCTGGACACCGCTGTTCCTGGCACGCATCCTCGGCTACCCAACACCACCCCAACCAACCTCGAGCGCAATTAGGCCCTAACGCAACAGGTTTGGTAAACAAGCAGATCAACACCTATCATGCACGCAGGCGCCATCAGCGTTCACACAATCCGCGACAGCGCACATCATGGACACCCTCACAGCCACCACCCTCATCATGGGCGCAGGCATCATCACCGTGCTAATCCACACCGCGTGGCAACTAGACCACGACACACACCCCCGCGACCCCTACACCAGGGGCAGAACCGGGCATACTGATGTGCATGAAACAACTAGCCCTACTGATGGCAGCGCTTACCATCGGCAGACCGCCGCGCAAGCTATGCAACGCCTGCTACACCGCAAGCCTGAACCACCCCGCGGGCCCCCTCCGCCGCTACACCCGCAGACGTGACCGCCACGGGCTGCCACACTGTCACCGCCACAAACCATGAACGACGACACCCGCACACTGCGCACAGTCCTACTCGACATGGGCCAATACTGCTGGTACTACGAGACAGCCGAACTGACCGACGACCATGAGGGCACACTAGTCATCCGCCCAGCAGACGGCTGCATACCACGCATCATCCCCAAGGGCCAAACCCCATGACACAACCAACAACTGACCCGGCAGCGGCGCCAACCGAAACCCCGGCAGCCACAGACGGCGCCGCTGCCACCCTCGCCCACGCCTTACAACACGGCATACACCTACCAACCGAAGCCGGACGCGAACAAGCACGAATCATGCTGCCCATGTTTCGCGCCACCGCAGGCATGCCCCCACCCATGGCAGCAGCAGTCAATGAAGCAGCAGCAGCCACCGCGCAAGCCATCATCCACACCCTCACCAAAGCAGGATATGAAATCACCAGGCGCACAACATGAGCCACGCAATCCTCACCGTCAACGGGCACACCAAACTCGATGCCAACCTTGACGATTGGCAACAACGCCCACCAGAACAACTAGCCGAACTGATGGCTGCCACTGAAACCCACTTCCAACCCGAACTAGTAGCAGCCATGCTGGCCATCAGCCAAGCAGCAGTACAACACCACAACGTACAGATAGACGTCGAAAACCACAGCAGGGGCTGGACAATCAAAGTCCTACACACATGAACGCAGCACGCGCCATAGCCATCATCACCGCCTCAGCAGCAGGCGCAATACTGGGCGCCACACTAGGCACCCTCGCGGCCCTCGCCTACGCAGCGCGCGAATGGCAGCTACACCAACGCTCTGGACCATCCACGGACGGTGCCCCATGACCAGTGGTATCAGAGGTACCACCACCCCGCCACCCATAGGCACAGTGGCATGGCTTAGGTGGATCAGATGCCAAGCACCATGGAAACGGCTCAGCAAGCAAGTCAGGGCCGAGGAACCTATCTGCTGGCTACGCCTACCGGGCTGCACCACCACCACCACAACCATGGACCACATCATCCCCGTCAGCCACCGACCAGAACTGGCACTGGTACGGGCCAATGTCCGGGGCGCATGTCGCAGATGTAACAGCAGACGCAAGGACAAACACCCAGGCAACCCGCAGCTGCGCACACCACCAACCAGGCGCACACCCGCGCCAGCTTTGCGGTTCTTCATGCCGAAATGAACTCTAAACTCTGCTTAAAAGGGTGGTATTGCCATTTTAGGTGGAATGAACCCGGGCGCAATTGAGCTAGCAGGAATGGCAACCCTGGGCACAATTGAACGCAGGCGGGCCAAATAGAATGGCAGCAGGGCAAAGTCGGGCACAATAGAGACTTTCGTGTCGAACACCATGGCAACCATGGCATGAATGGCAACCCGCAGGTCAGTGCCCCGGCAATTGCGGCGCCGCAAACGGGTTTTTAGGCGGCGTCAGCCGCTGGCGTGTCGCCAGACTGGGGAATATCTGCGCGACAAAGGTCGCCACAAATGAAATGAGATAAGGACAAAGGTGGATAAGAAATGGGCACAATTATGTCGGGCATAGTCCAGTTCGCTTGGCCTGCGCGGGCGTAATTATCCCGCGCTGAAGGTTTGCGGACAGAAGAAACGGATTAATATGGCCCGTAATTTGCGCACTGTGGTGGACGCCGATGGCACTGGCACTAAACCGCGCAGGCGGCGTGCTGGCCGCTTAACGGTGGCTGTGCGGGGTGGTGAGCGCGAGCTATTGGTGGTGATCAGGCGTCAGCTGGCGCAGCGGCTTGACAGCGGTGATTATCCCGCGCACGCCATGACGCAGCTGATCAGGCAGTTGCGTGACGTTGACCGCGAGATACGGATGATTGATGCGCGTGCAGCAGAGGTAGCGGAGGCGGAGGCGTATGACGAGCAGTGCACTGCAGATGACACACCCTGGGACCCGCAGGCTATCTGATGTCGCTAAGTATTTGGTGACCCCGCCGGGGATCGTGGGTAGTGATTGGCTGCGGCTGCGTAAGACGTTGCGGGTCAAGCTCGGTGTCACGTTTGACCGTTGGCAGGATGGTGCTGCCCAGCTGGTGTTGGCGCGTGGTGCCGATGGCAAGCTCGTGACCACGGTCGGCGGTGTTGGTATGAGTATCCCGCGGCAGGTGGGTAAGACGTATCTCTTTGCCGGCGTGTTGTTTACGTTGTCCCAGGCGCAGCCCGGTTTGCTCACGTTGTGGACTAGTCATCATGCGGTGACTACGGATCAGACGTTCCTTGCTATGCAGGGGTTCGCTAACCGTCCGCGGGTGCAGCCGCATGTTAAGCAGGTGTTCCGGGGTAGTGGCACGCAGGAGGTGCGGTTCCATAATGGTAGCCGGATCCTGTTTGGTGCTAGGGAGTGTGGCTTTGGGCGTGGCATCCCGGGGGTTGATGTCGAGGTGTTTGATGAGGCCCAGATTCTCAGTGAGCGGGCGTTGCAGAACATGTTGGCTAGCATGAACCGCAGCAGGCTCGGCTTGCATTGCTATGTGGGGACGCCGCCGAAGCCTACTGATAATAGTGAGGCGTTCACGCGGATGCGCACCGAGGCGTTGAGCGGTGAGGCTACCGATCTGGTGTGGATCGAGTGTGGGGCGGATGATGACTGCGACCTTGATGATAGGGCGCAGTGGCGTAAAGCCAACGCCAGTATGCCCAAGTGGACCCCGGAGACTAGTTTGTTGCGTTTGCGCAAGAAGCTTGACCCGGACGGGTTTAGGCGCGAGGCGTTGGGGATTTGGCCTAGCGGTAACTGGGCGGTGTTCGATGTAGCGCGGTGGGTGTCGCTGGAGGACATGGCCGCCGGCCCGCCCTCGCGTGTGGCGTTGGTGATTGATGTAGCGCCCTACCGCGCTGCTGCCGCTATCGGGGTGGCCGGGGATGGTGTTGACGGTAAGACGTTGGTAATGGTGTATACAGGCGAGGGCATTGGGTGGGTGGCCGGCAAGGTGGCCGAGCTGACGGCCGGCCGTGACATCGCCGAGGTGGGGTTGTGCGCTGGGGAGGCGCGTGGTTTGGCGGGCGATTTGACCCGCGAAGGGATTGTGTTTCGCAACATGCCTGCCCACGAGGTGGCAGCTAGTTGCACCGCGTTCCAGGGCGCGGTGTCTGATGGGGTGGTGGCACATGTGGGCCAGCCGGAGCTCGATATCGCGGTGGCCAACGCGCGCACGCGGCGTAGTGGTGACGCGGAGACGTGGGATCGCCGGTTTCCCACTGACATCAGTGCTTTGGTGGCTGCTGCCGGCGCGTATCACAGGTGGGCGCAGCAGGAGGCGCCCATGCCCGCCATCTATTAGGTGAGGACGTATGGGCTTCTGGACCAACCTGTTTGGTGGGCGTGACACCAACTACACAGGTGAAACCCCCAACCCGGCCAACCCCGCCGGGCCTGTGGGTGACGCTGCGGCTACTGGGGATTCAGAGGGGGCGGTGCTGGTTGATGACAGCGAGGACCGCGCGTTTATGCCGCTGCCCTGGCTGGCGCCGACGCCCTGGTCCGGCTGGCCTGACCAGTGGTCAACACCTAACTGGTCGATAGGTGCTGGCGGTGCTGGCGGTATGCCAGGCTTTCCGGGGATATCGCGGCTGATTGATACTGCTTGGGCGGCAATCGATTTAAATAGCAGCGTATTGTCCAGTTTCCCGGTGTATCGGTTGCGCAATGGGCAGGTGTTGCCAAGCCTGCCCTACATGACCAACCCCGACCCGCTGATTTACACCGGCTGGGACGAGTTCATGAAGCAGGTGTTCTGGGACTACCAGCTGGGTGAGGCGTTTGTGCTCTGCATGGCCCGCGGAGCTAACGACAAGCCCGTCAGGTTCAGGGTGATACCGCCCTGGCTGATGAGCGTCAGCATGGATGAGGGGAAGCGCACCTACAGCTTGGGGGCATTGGACCGCGGCGGCATCGACGTCACTGATGATGTGCTGCACATCCGGTATATGTCTAACACCGCCTACCCGCACGGCTTTGGCCCACTCCAGGCTGCCGGGGCGCGGATGGTGACCGCTGGCCTGCTACAGCGGTACGCCAATAAGCTCGCCGAAACTGGTGGCATACCTCATCATTGGCTCGATGTGCCAGGCCGCAAGCTTAACCTCGAGGAGGGCTTCGAGCTGATCGACCAGTGGGTCGAATCACGGTTGCGGCACGCAGGCGGGCCGTCTGTGCTGTCAGGTGGGGTCAAGCTGGAGCAAGCCGCGTCTATGAATGCGCGCGATCTGGCGCTGCTTGAACTGGCGCAGTTCACCGAGTCTAGGGTGGCGGTGCTGTGCGGTGTGCCGCCCTTCCTGCTGGGGCTGCCCATGGCGCAAGGCGAGTCCATCACGTACAGCAACGCAGGCATGCTGTTTGACTACCACGACCGGTCGAGTTTGCGCCCCAAGGCTAATGCGGTGATGAATGCGTTCTCAGGCTGGTTGCTGCCATGGGGTCAGTCTGTCGAATTAAACCGGGAAGAGTACAGCAAGCCTGGCATGCTTGAACGGGCCCAGGCCAACCAAATCTATCTGGGCACAGGGGTGTTGACAGTGCCTGAGGTGCGCGCCATGGAACGCTTCGACGGGGTGCCATCAGCTACCGCAGCGCTGACCGGCGCGGAGATAGCGGGAGAACTCGAGCCCCCCTCGCCGCCGCAACCTGAACCAGCACCGCCGGCCCCAGCGCAGCCAGCCCTCACGGAAGGTCCGTAATCATGGCGACATACAAGATCACCCAAGATGACCGCTGCCCCATCACCCGACCGTACGGGGTGGTCGATGACGGGGGCGAGCTAGAATCGTGTCATCCCAGTAGGGTTGAGGCGCAGGGGGCTATCGCAAAACTCAACGCCAGCGGCGACGAACCCGAAACGCCTGGCGCGCCAACCGATATGCCCATGCACCGGGCGTCAGACGGGGATGGCAGCAAGCCCTATGGTGACGTCGCCTACGCAGACCCCGGCTATCAAAAGGACGGCAAGAAACGCTACCCGATTGACACCGAGGCCCACACCAGGGCTGCGTGGAGCTACATCAATCAGGCAGGCAACGCCAGCGCCTACAGCGCCGAACAGCTGGCCAACATTAAAGGGCGGATCAAGGCAGCAGCCAAACGGTTTGGCATCGAAATAGCTGACAACAGCAGCAGTAGCCAGCGGGCGGCACCAGCCCCTGTGGAGGAGCGGGCAGCCAAACTGTCGAGCGTGGACTTCGGTGAACGCACACTGACCCTGGTAGCTGTCCCCTACGAGCAACACACCCCCGTCGAATACCGCGGCGAAGTGTGGCGAGAAGTGTTCTCGCGCACCGCGTTTAACGGCTTTGAACCCGCGCGGCGCCGCGTGCCAGTGTCGGCGGTGCTGCGCGCGCCAGCGTTTGACCACAACGACGGGCACCTGGTGGGCAAAGTCATCAATGTCTACCCCGAAGAGGCCGAGGGCTTGGTGCTGGACGTGCGGATCAGCAGCACACCCGCGGGGGACGAGACGTTGCAGCTGGCCCACGATGACGCGCTCAGCCCGTCGGTGGGCTTCGTGGCCCGCGGGGGCGACCATGTGCTTGACCGGCGCACCATGACGCGGCGCATCAACCGCGCATTTCTTGACCACCTGTCCATGGTGCCAACCCCCGCCTACGAGGGCGCCCGGGTGCTGGCCATGCGTGACCAGGGGCCGATGGTCAGTGCGCGTGACCTGCCGCGCCTAGACACACCCGCATTAGATGACTACCTGTCTGACCCGTTGACGCAATGGGCCAACGAACGCCTGGGCAAGCCCGGGACTGGTGGCTGGTAACCACCACCAACACGTTCGGGGCATAGGCCCCGAAAAGTAAACCGCGCCACAGTAACCGGGCCGCCGGGGCGCGTCCGCTAGCCGAGAGGGCTGTGTCAATCCCCATCCCTAACGTAAGGAACAACCCATGCCTGGAAGCAACGCGGCAGCGAACGATGACATGATTCGCCGCCTTGAAACCGAGCTCCGCGAAAAGAAAGCCTTCGCGGACGAAATCGTGTTCCGCGCGCAGAGCGCCGAACGCGACTTGACAGATGACGAGAAGGGGCTCATCTCCGAGACCCGCGGCCGGATGGAAGCCATCAAGGGCCAGCTGGACACGATCGAGGACATCTCCCGTGTGTCTTACGAATCCGCTACCAGGGCACGCCAAGTCGGTAGCGCCGTCGAACAGATGAAGGGCGTCAGCGTGGCCACCCCCGTCGAGTACCGCTCGGCTGGCGCATACACCCTAGACCTCTACCGCGCGCATACGGGTGACCGTAGCGCGGTGGAACGCCTAGAGGTGTACCAGCGGGCCGCAGCCCATGACAAGACCGGCGACGTGCCTGGCCTGCTGCCGCTGCCCATCGTGCAGCCCGTCATCAATTTCATTGACGCCGCAAGGCCAATCGTGAATTTCCTTGGCGCACGCCCGATGCCGGCCCAAACCTGGTCACGCCCAATGGTCAGCCAACACACGTCCGTAGGTGCCCAGGGCACGGCGGGCGCAGCGGCAGACGAGAAATCGGAACTGGTAAGCCAGAAGCTGACGATCACGAAACTGAACGCCACCGCTGTCACGTACGGCGGCTACGTCAACGTGTCACGCCAGTTCATCGACTTCTCAACCCCGGACGGGCTGGACGTCATCATCACCGACCTTGCGGCCCAATACGCCATCGACACCGAAGCTGCGGCTGCGGCGGCCATCGCGGCCACCGCCACCACGGCAGTAGGGTACGGGGCCACCCCAACCCAGGCCTCGGTGTCAAACGCGGTGTGGACGGCGGCAGCCGCGGTGTACGCGGCCGTCAAGGGCCAGGGCACCGTGTTCATTGCCTGCCCATCAGACGCGCTGGGCACCTTCGGGCAGCTGTTTGCCCCCTACGGGCCGTTCAACCAGTTCGGTGAAGGGTTCAAGGCCAAC